AGTCTTCTCCCCGATCTCACGTATCAGTTTTGGTGTACATGACTGTAGCATCTTACCCAAACTGTCATATAACTCAATTCCGGAGTTACACACACGTAACTTGTGTGTTCCTATCTCACTTTTGTAAATATCCTCTGACCGGAAGTGCGTGAAAACGACCTTGTTCAGGGCTGCTGCTTCCAGTGCAGCCACACCCCATTCGCCATAATACTTTGTGCCGATTGCTAGCTTTATTGCGTCAATGACGATATCGCATTTGGACATAAACCGTATGTTAACTTCCCATGGATGTGGAGTCGTCATATTAATGAACTTAACTTCAGGGAACTCAGATTGCAACTTTCCAATTACACCGGATATAGTTTTAAAGCCCTTGACCTCTGGGTTGCTAGGGAAAAACCCAACAACAATCTGCCCGTTATTAGGTTTGCCATCGCTAGATGCTACACGATTAATATCATCGATGTCAACACCGTTCGATATGAACACCTCGTTCTTTGCTCCAAGGCCAAGCAGGTCAGGGGTCTGGATAAGAGACCTCTTGACAACTGGATTAAAAACTGCGTTTATAAGTTCCGGGTTATTTCTATACTGAGACCCACCGTGGAACACGTACAGTTCCGCATCCGTATCTATCGGCATCTTAACGAAGTCCGGATGACTGTGCATAAATACCAATTTATCTGCACCTTTAACGGCATCACGTAATCCATGGAAACTCTCAACAACCTGACTGTCATATGCACCATTGAATATCAGTGGATATATAGACATTGACATGCTCTCACCACCGGCGGCATTGACGGCCCTTGACATAGTTCTTCCCTGATTTGCCCAATCGCTCATACTTAGAAATAGAATCATCGGAGCACCTCCATGTACAATTCTTCGATCTTGCCAACCTCGTTTTCCATTGTGAACTTCTTCTGTAAAAACCACAGGTTGGCTCTATACTTCTGTGAATCGTTGAATATACTAGGGATTTCGTCAAGAGAGTCTACACATACACCTACCTGCCACCTGTTAACGAACTCGCATATCTCTTCAGAATTGATAGCAATGATTGGTACACCTGCAGCCATGAACTCAAACAGCTTATTTGGCATCGCCCAATCCCATTGTTTGAATTTCCCAGGACCACCTACCAACGCCCACCTGCACATCGGCAACTTAGACATCAGCGCAGAATACTCATGGGTATGCATCATCAGTGCGCCAGTATTGGCGTATGTTTCCATGGCATCCATGTTGGCTGGAAATACAATCATCGGTATGTTCAGTCTGCCTGTAATGTACGAAAAGGTTGATCTGAAATCCCTGTAGGCATGATACTTGAACTGCTCTGGTATGTCTAGTTCTTCTGGAATACGCAGACCGCCCTGATAACCGATGGCATTCAGGATCGCATTGCAAGGCTTTTGAATAAACTCTTCGTTGGGCATCGAATACACGACAGCCTGTGGCTTACCACCTATGTCGTATGTATCGTTTGCATGACGCATGTAGCCCTTCGACGGAAAAACAAACCCGTCAAGGTTCTCAAAGCAGAACCTTTCGTCACCGTACACCGTACCAATGCGTACAGAGAAAAGATCGTGTGCGTCAAAAACAATCTTCATATCTGGACGTACGGTTTTTGCAATGACACCAATCCTATCCGGCTCATTGTGTACGTGTATCAGGTCATACCCATCTATGCGTGAAAGCTTCTCAGAAAGATGCCTGTCATCAACGTACTCACCAAACATTGTCAAGCTTGGTGCGAAACCAGGATTGGACAATCTCTTGTTTAGGTAATGGACTGTATGTCCACGTTTACCTAATGCTATTCCCATCTTTATTACACGGGAGCAGCAATGTTCCGTCAACATCAAGATTCTCATAATTTCCCCCGAAATTAAATATTACCACGTGGAGGTTGAACTCCCCCACGTGGCAGTTAAAGATTATACGCCAAGTACCAGCCAATCGACTGCTACTGTGGTTCCGTCCGCAACGGCTGTCATGTCACTAGTAGCCGCTGCGCCGTGCTTAAAACCCTTCATGGTCAGCGTTGCGCCAGAGTATGTACTCTGAACGATAACTGCTTGTCCGTTCGCTGCTGTTGGTCCTGTAGCTGAAGCAATACTCGTGAACGCACGAGAAATAGTAGTAAGGCCAGTGTTAACAGCCTTGCTATCATCGACGGTCGCCTGTCCATACGCAACCTTGATACTAGATGTCGTAGCGTGAGATATTGCTTTGTTAGCCAGGGTAGCACTCAGGGTGATCTGTGTTCCAGCTTGATACAGATTCCCTGAAGAATCAGCAACCGTAACCTCTGAGCCTTTAGCACCAACCGCTAGACCTGTGGCCCCGCACGGAACTGCGTTCTCGAAATGCGTGTAGTCCGATGGTGTTGCCATAAATTTCTCCTTTTAATTCGTGGGGGTATTACCCCCCACTACTTAGGTTACGATACTTGACTTCCAAGAATCCAACGCCATCCCAACCGTCCATAAGAGAAACGGAAGTAAACGATTGTCTTGACATTGAAGGTCTCTTTGTCAATGTGCGTTGTGATTTCGGGTTTGATTCTGTCAGACCAAACGAGGTCTTTCTTCATCTGACTTTTCCAAACCAAGAACCAGTTGTTGGTATCGTCGTCATCCAGTCTCAGACAAGGAATGACTTCGTATCGTTGGTAATGCATGTTCTTGGTAAGCTCCGCTGTGTACAGACCATTGGGTGTACCGACGATCTCGTATGCGGTATCGGCCAACGCATCAGGAACCACGAGTGCAAGATCGTCACCGACATTGATTCTCTCAGAGATATCATTCCGGAAGAGTCTCATCTGCAATCTGGCTGCTGCCAAGTTGGTTTTGTTCAGGGCACCGGTTGCCAAGTTATCGAAACCACTTGACGTAGATGTCCCGGCTTTGGTTGTGTGGCTGTTGGAACAAAGGGCCAAGCCCTCTTCCGTTGTCATGAAATCAAAGGCCGCAGAAAAGGCACCGTTGAATATATTGACAGCGTATTTGTCCATCGTTCTGTCAGCGGATTCCATGAGGCCAGCGGCCCTGTCATCCATGACATTGTATTTCTTGTCGTCGATCAGCTTTCTTTCGATCGCTGTACCGGCTGAGAACTCTTTGTGCTCAATCTGCACATGATAACCAGGAGCAACGCCAAGGTACGTAACCTTACCGTTGAACTCGGGGATATCCTGCAAAGAACCGACCTCATAAAATTCCTCAAAAGCACTGTCCGAAGGCAGCATTCTGTAGAACATATCCCGGTATTTGGGGAGGTCTGCATACTTGTTCTCGGCAACTTCACGAAGTCTTTCGTCAAGAAGACGAATAAACTGACTGGAATGTACTGGTGTAGTAGGCATTGTTTATCTCCTCCCTTATGCTCTTTTAGGGTCAAAGTGGCAGGTATTGAACCTGAACTCACAGAACTCTTTACCAGCAGTTCTGAGATCCAGTCTATGCACTGTGACCGAAAAGTAATTTGTAGAAGCGTCTGTACCGCCGTCGATGTAACCGGCTTCCGTCCCTATCTGCATCTGCGAAAGACCAATGGGGCGAAGACCATTAACGGCAACAAGGGTGTCACCAGCAACGCATCTCGTGTAAAGGGCTTTATCCCAGGTAAGGGCTTTGGAAGCATTCGAATCCAGGATTCTATAAGAACCCTTGTTTCCACCAGACCTGAAATGTACCGTACCATAACCCTTAGACATCTTGGTTGTGGCAGGGGGAAAACCAATACCATCACACGTGCAAGATTTAGCAGCAGCTGCTCCAATCGTAACTGTGGCAACCGTCATCGCCGTACCTGTAGCACCGTCAAAGATATCGCCACGGATAACCGTAGACGGATCGACGATGGCTACGCAAGCCATGGCGCAATGGTTATACTTATTCCACGGACCTTCAACACCAGCAAATTCCGTTGTGCTGGCAAGCGGCGTGGCATCCGTAATGTACTCGGCCATATACGTGGTGTTGTACACAGGTGTTCTGTTGTTTGTACCAACGCATATACCGAAGATCACGTTTTTGTTTGTTGTGTCGGCAGCACCACTCGCAACTGGCAGCGGTTTCACGCCTTCATCAGACACGACCAACAGAGAACCGACATACACTGTGTCGGAATCAACGATGGGTGCCCAAATTGTCTGCAACTGATCGATATGAGCAATCGAAAACATGACATTCTCCTTTTATGATTTTTGTTTAATAATCTCCCCTCCAATTGAGGGAACCACATACTGGACAGCCCATATCAACTTCCGAAAAATAGCGAGTGGTACTCTTGATGATGTCGCCGGAGGCAGCGGCGTCACCATATTGGTCCTCAAGGCTATACGGCGTGATGCTGATCCCATGGGTATCATTAGGCCCACCTAACGCATCTCGTTTGACATCACAGACGAAGCCACATATGATACACCGATAATACCTGTTATGGTCTTGCCCGTTACCATAGTCCAGGTGACCAGGTATGGCAGTAGCTTTGCGTGCTCGTCTCAACTTTTTGCTGCGATTAATGTGTCGCAATGAACCCATTTCTTTTCTCCTAAGTTAAAGCTCGTTTAACTGACTCCTTGGACATTCCGGTTTTCCTAACGAATTCTGCGGCAAACTTGTCAAGCTTAATTCCTCTGCTGACACCAGTTTTAGACTTCGATGCACCCGGTCTTCCAAGTCCTGACTTTTCCTTTCCATTATTCTTTGATAGTGGATTGACCCTAGCGGCCCCTTCCTCTATTTCATCCTCATCAAAATCCTTCGTGATCAAGAAGTTTTTTGCCTTGACATAATTCTGAATAGCATCGACCCTACCATCACCAGTGCGGTACACGTTGAATTTCTCCTTCATGGTTTCGATAACCTTTGCGTATACCTTCGGTGTCTCGTCGGCCTCTATCTCTGCAAGGCTGGCAACGTAATCATTGGTGTACTTCTGCTTTGCGGCCGATTCCGCATTCGTTCGCTTCTCCATTAATGCACGAACTTGTCCAGCTGTTACGCCCTCGTCATCATCGATACCGGCGAAGATGTCGTCATCTTCCTTCTTGGCCTCACCCTTGATCATGTTGATTAACATTTCGTTCTGCTTCAGTACGTCTTTCAGTGCTGACTCAAGCTTGGCAACCTTCCGTCCCAACTTTGACCTGTCTTTATTGTCAACCGGTTCATCCGGTTCCTTGACCTCTGGTGTATCATCTACTACCTTCGCATCCGGTTCATCTTTGCTATCGTCGTCATCGCCAACGTTATCATCTGGTTTGTCGCCGTCGTCATCACCATCTTTATTATCGATAGAGTCATCGATGTCATCAGTATCATCGCCGTCATCAGAAACAAGATCATCAACATAAATATCTTCTTCATCATCGACTTTCCCCCAAACATCATCCTGTGCTTTTTCCAAAGCATCATCTGTTACCTTAGTGTCCGTCATTCTAAGTCTCCTTGTTTATTTTGTCTATGAACTGATTGTACTTCTGTATTCTACCAGCCCAAATATTAAACAGTTTCAGGTATGCTCGGTACTCTGCTTTCTCGTTATCCCCCGCCTCCATGTTGATTATCAGATCCAGCCTGTTGTCCATTAGTGACATCAAATCCTTTAGCAATTCACGGCCAATTTCACTGGATATCGCCTGGATGAAAGCCCTGTGAAAACCAAGAAACGATAGCACCCTTGATCCCGTCCTTCCATGTTTCTTTAAAAACATGTCAATCTGCTGGCTTCCCGGTAGAACTTTAATCAAATCGTTTTCCATATACACCCCCTGATTTTATTCTCCCATCATCTCCCGTGTCTCAATCTCTCCTTCTTCCTGTCCGAAACCGTATTGGTTTGATGTTGGCTCAACGGCAGTTTCACCGGGCTGCGGTAACATCCCTTGCTGCTCCGGTCCCTGCTGCTCCTGAACGTTCTGTTGGTTTAACATCTTATCTGCAATATTAACGTACTCGTCGCCCATAAACATGAATATCTTCGCAAGCATGTAATTCATGAGTTCCGGGTTTGGCTGCTGCAACCCTGCAACGTAACCGAATAATGTCGTAAGCTGCCTGATCTTATTGTTCTTTGAGTATTCAGGCTCAACTGATTGACTCAATGGCTTATAGAAGAAGTCTAGTTTCGGGTTGAAATCAAACACCTTGTCGCCCATCAGTTCATAACCTGTCTGTGGGCTCGCAAGACTCCATGTCATATTTAGGATCATCCAGTACAGTTCATTCAGGAACGTATACTCAAACGTGGTTGTCTTGTAATTCATGCGTTGATTCGTGTGCTTCTCACCGGTTGCAACCGCAGTGGCTGTCTCAGAGATCCTCTCTGGACCTGCACCCATTGTGGTTGGATATATCGAGTTCGCTTGCTGCATCTTGTCAAGCAACACACCCATCTGCATCATTGCGCCCTGCACGTTATCGTTTATACGCAGTTCGTCAATGTCATCCGTGTTGGTGACCTCAATCTTATTTCCCGGAGCAATGAACAGATCATCCTCGTGCTCGTACGAGTTCGCACGCACCTTCATAACTGGAAGTGTAGCCAACATGACACGATCGTTCGATACATTAAACGTATCATTGATGCCACGTGCCAGCGGTACGGAGAACCTTGCGTCACCTAGCCCATGATCCTCTGTCGGATGGATATAACACTTTCCTCTGATGACTGGCCTAAACGGAACATCGTCAGCGTCCATGTACTTCTGCAGGTGAAACGCAATCAGTATCTCAGTTGTTCCAGATACGGCAACTTCCATGACGACCTCTTTCCACTCAGCACCATCAGCAACTTCGCCCATGTCGTTGATGCCAATCTCTCCATCAGGTGTAATCCAGTATTTGCCATACCGCTTGTAAATCTCAAATGTGGATGGGGCCAGCTTACTATTGTCTGGAATAAATGAACGCCCTGAAAGCTTCGCCCTGTCACGAGCAGCAGCGGTCTCAGGATTACTCACAATCTCCTCAAGCTTGTCAAGGTTGAAATACTCGCATGATTCTTGGTCTGCCTTGATCTGCTCAAGATCTTTCTCATCACGTATCACAATCCACTTCTTTTGCTGTAACGAATACGTGTACTCGCTGGACATCTTAACATTGTACGATGGAACGACATCATAGTTAAACTGTTCACGGTCTCCATCCACTTCCCACCAGCACTGAGCTATCACTTCACCGGTAATGTTCGCAAGAGTCTTGGCTCTCACGAATTTTTGAAAGTGATACAACTGCCTGATATTTAGTGTGCGATTGATGCACTCCTCTGCCGCATCAGCAGCGTATAGTGCCTCGTCGGATGGGTCTTGAACGTATGTCTCCACGAAATCCCTGGTTTGAAAATACTGAGACACGTCAAGTGCTGTTTGGGATAATTGCTGAGTAGAAAACTCTGGTATGGAAATGTCACTCTGCCAATCGTAATCACGGTCGCCAGACTCATTGTTGAAGAGCGATATTGCAGACTCGTACTCTTCCATGTCGAAGTCACTGTTCGACTCTCCGGTGCTCCAGTTCCCCATTACGGTTCTAACAATGTGGGTTTCTTTGTCTTGATTCATTATCGTCGTCCTTTAAATAAGTTTGGTGGCCTATACTTCATCCTGACACGAGGAACCTTGAACCTGGAGTCCTTCATGACTCCTTCTAATGCCGTGCAGAAATGTGAATATTTTTGAATTGGTGCTTCTTTTCGGTCTTTCATGGATGCGGAGTTGCCGGTCCACTCCTCGTACCTCCAGTTACGCAAGGATGTTGCTGTTTGTGGACACTGATCGCTAATCCACAGCGTCGGTATGAGAACCTCACGACCCTCTACCACGGTTAGATTGTTGCCGGGCTTACCAGCAACCATGGAATTGTGTAACCGTGTACGTATCATCGCCCGCCCGTGCGTGCCCTTCGTGTCAAATGGCTCAAACACACCGCGTGATGACCGATTCTCGTTGTACATACTCCTAAGTTTATTATTTATGTCCTCGATTGCCGATGTCCTGGAGTTCGTTTGGTTCTTTCCAGCCAGCGGATCGATTAAATTGAATCGATACTCTTCCATTTCAGACATATCCACCATGCTTTCCACGATAGCGTCCGTGGTTGTGCGGATAGGGCTAGGTGAGAACTCCCTGTACACGTAAGCCTCGTCGCATGTGTCCAGAAGCACCCATATGATGGCCCAATTATTGCGTTCATGGAAGTCAATTGACCTGCATCGCAGTATCATGGCCCTATCTGCGCCACCAACACTCTCGTTTGATTGCGTTTTTACCATCACACTATCCTCGCATGGTCAATTATGTGTACACGTTTGTCAAATCCTGGGAATATACGGCCAGATATCTGTCTAAAAATACCATAACATCTGGTTGCCAGGGTGTCCGGGTCTGAAAAGAAGTAATGGCGGTCCACTTCAGCCTTCGTAAACATCGGATTGTCGTAGGTTGATGCCTGAATTATGCAGATATCCTTCTTGGAATCCGTCCTCATGACCTTCTTCGCATTTTTATCGTCTGTTTCTCGGATAAATTTGAGCACTGAGTCGGTACGCAAGAAGAGTTTGGCACTCTCGAATATCTCGTCGTATGTCCACGACATCTTTTGTGCAGGTGTAAGCGTCAACAGGATGTCACCGTCCTCCCTGATCACACGTGGAACCTGTTCCTCGTGGAATTCCGCAGGTGGCTCCTCGTCCTCCCATACCGACAGACGCTGGACACCAGCCTGACGCTGCATGGACTGCTTGTACGACACGAATTCGACGATAATATCCTCTCCCGCATATGTATTTGGACCACATTTGAACCCGGCAAGCGGGTCAGCTATCGTTATTGCAGACCTCCTGCTAGTCAAATCACGCTTAATGTACCGTGCAGGAAGCCATTTCTTGAACTCAGGGTACACAACATTACCGACTTCCGCTGATTGACCTGTGCCATCGTCGCCAACAGTGTCGGTTTCACCGGGTAATGTCTGCGAACAGAAGCGAAATACCCTTGAACCACGCTCGTTGATGCGTAAATCCTTTCGACAGTATTCACATTTGCCATCAGGCGGTACGTTTATCGGAGCATACTGACCTTGATAGTGGAGAAACTCCTTCACACCATCCCCAAAGTCATGATAAATACTGTCATGCGATAGGTGGTCTGGACACTCAAAGTAAGTAACATTGCGCTTCGGTAAAGGGTGCCACCCTAGAATCCTTAAAACATATTGCCTAGCCTTCTGAGCCGTCTTCCCCCGCTGGTTCCCTGTGAAATCAGCACACATTGTGTACGGAATGTACAGCGATTGTGTGAAGTCCCAGGTACGAATGAACTTGAAGAATCCTTCAAAGTCCCGTAATAACTCAAGTTGTAGGCGGTCGAGTTTCATTTATTTGAAACCCTGTGATGCCAACCACTGATTAAACTCCATCGGTTCACCACCAGCCAACATAGTCTTTTTCACATATAGATTGTATGCGGCTTTTGCGGCCTGGGAGCTAGGGTCGAGTTTTAGCTTTTTTTTCTTTTTTCCCATTGGATTTCCCCTTTCGATTTTTCTCAAGGTACGCAAACCATCCGGTAGCGTGCCCATACTTGTTTACCCATTTCTTCCACAATGCAGGATCTTTCATCTTGATAGCCATCTCCTGCTCTGGTGACTTGAACGGCATAACTCCTCCTATAGGAAGTCGATCCAGACCTTGGCTCCGGTTCCAAACTTGCATAGGCTGTAATCAAGGTACGGTCTCTTCCATGCGTTGATTTCAAGAACTGGCATGTCGTTTGTCGATGCCGCCTGAAGGTGGGCAATGATCGGTCCAGAATCGTTCGTATCCTTAATCACGACTGTATCGCTAGCTGCCTGAGGCTCAAAGCGAATGTACGAAATAAAGATACCGTTACCCAATTTATTGTACTGACCTGTCTTGTCAGTGCTTGACGCAAGACTCCAATCGGCACTGATTGCCGAAAGTTGAATCGTCCCGTTTCCAACTAATACTGCTGTAGCCATTTACTTTCTCCTTACTTTTTACTTTTGTTTTTAGGGTTCCTGGGTGAGTGTCGGCCCAATATCGGCTCTAGCTCGTTCATGGATCGCTGCAATATCCTTAGAGCATCCATCGCTGAACAGGAGAACCTTTCCTCTAGGCTCAGAAGCAACTCAACCAGGAAACGCATTTCGTTAGATAGGACGATAGACTTCTTCTGCGGTCTCATCGACTCAAATCTTGGTGCTAACGAGATAGCCTTCAATTGAACTGCGAGGTCTTCAGACGCCAACATCTCCTTCAGTCTACTCTCAGCAATATCGAATACGCTCTCGTCACCCTCAAGCACATCCTCAAGATTTACGTTTATGTCGTCCAGTTTCTTTGCCATGTTAATCCATTCCGAAATAACCAAAGAAATCAACCAAGTCAAGATCAATCAGTTCATCGCCAATGAAAACCTCAGCGTAACTTTCATCGATTATCTTTTTATTTGGATAGTTACCATCCTCGTCCTTTGGTTTTTTCCAGTCAGGAACATCCTTGGTCATTCTCATTATTTGTTTGACTCTATCCGCTGACAACTTGCTGTGCATTGAAACAACCTTTGCATACGCATTCATCCACGCATCATACAGTTTCTTGAGTCCAGGTGACGCATTTTCGTAGTTGGCGTTCTGCATCGGATGTAACAGCATACTGGCACCAGGTTGCAAGACACGCACGTTACACATCACGAATACAGGTACAGCTGCTGACATAATGCCCATCTCCCCATACGCATGGAAGGAGATACCCTTACGCTGTGCAGCCTCGATCATCTCGATGATGCTTGCCATCACAATCGCTGGACCGCCAAGGTTTGCCATCCTGAGTACGATGATATCTATGTCATTATGCAGTGCATACAGAATGGAGTTCTGGAGCGAGCGTGCATTGACTAGATAAAACGAGTCGAATATCTGAACAATCTTGCGTCCATCTATATACGCATCGTCGAAGAGCTTCAACCCATTAAGATGGTTGATCTTTTCCTTAGAACCGAAAAGATTGGTCGGTAATCCACTTACGTTTAACGTGCATGAACATAACACTAAACACGCCACAATCGCGCCACACATTGCAAACTTTTTCATATCATTCTCCTTATTCCTTCACATACGTCTATGGATATCATGGCATCTTCCAGGGTCGGATACTCACATCCGAATATCCCATTATACGCATTGATGTGTCCATTCGTGATCATTGGACCGTCAAGACTAATCTCGCTGTCGTCCACACGCATGAACCTGCACCCATTGTTATATCCACTTGGGTTGTGACATATACTCAAAGAGAAACCGCAAGATCCACCGTTACCGAAATGCAGGTAACCCTCGACCTCATCAGATGTTTTACTGACGATCTCAACGGATTTGGGTATTCCCCATATGTAACATGCCATATCTATCAGGTGGACACCGATATTAAATATCAGCCCTCCTGACTTTTCCTCGTTCCCCTTCCATGACTCGTGATACCAGCGGCCCCGAGGTGCATTATAATAGATTCTCGCATTGGCCTTCATGTCCCTGTTCGAATAAATACGATGAAGAAGTTGAACGCTCTCTAATGTACGTAATTGAAGTATTGGAAAAATCATGAAATCCTCGTGCCGACGTTCTGCTTGCAAGGATATCAGTTCGTCCATATCTTTAGTGCTTAA